TAGTGGCTCAAATCGAGCAAAGAAAGAAGCTCAGCGCTTACTGGATGATAAGATAGCCCAGAAAATAGAATCATCAAGCACTACTAATGTATCGTTCCATAGTGCCTTTAACGAATGGTGGGAATTTCATCAAAAACAGATTAAGTTAAGCTCAATCAAGAGCCTTGCAGCATCCGTTAAGAGAATATCTGACACTATCGAACAAGGAACAATCCTATCAAACATCAACGTTAGGCTTATTCAATCCTTACTAGACACTGAGGATTGGACGGATTCCCAGAAATATCGTGCTAAGACCGTACTAAATACATTCTTCGATTACGCTATGGATCAGCAGCTTATCGCTGACAATCCATCAAGGAAGGCACGACTACCAAAGAAGACTAATAAGCTTGAGAAACAGCAAGCAGCAAAGAATAAATACTTAGAACCAGACGAATACAGTCGCTTGTTGAAAGAGCTCTATCGAAAAGACATTACGCTGAGATATGCTCTAGCGTGTGAGTTTATGCTCCTAAATGGTTGTCGGATTGGTGAATTAGCTGGTCTAACTGTTTCAGATTACCACAAAGAGACACGTTCTTTAGATATCCACACCTCATTCAACAGATATATTCCAGAAAACGAAGGAACAAAAACAGTCGCTAGTTACCGAACTACATACCTCACTAATCGAGAGATGGAAATCATTGACCAGATACTAGAGTTGAAAGAGTTAAGCGAAACAACCAATCCAGATTGGTATCATAGCGATAAAATCTTCACGACTAACACTGGCAAGCCTATCCACAGCACAATCCTAAGTGCATCACTCCAACGGGCTAACACAAGGCTAGAAACACCTATCGACAAGCATCTATCCCCTCACATTTTCAGACACACCACAATAAGCATACTGGCTGAAAACAATGTGCCCCTAAAAACTATCATGGATAGGGTTGGTCATGCTGACTCGGAAGTGACTACTAGCATTTATACCCATGTTACAAGGAACATGAAAGACCAGGCTGTCAATGTTTTAGATAATATCATTACGAATAATCTTGCCCCCTCTTTGCCCCTCGGATAGAAAAAAGAACCCTAGGAGTAACCTAGAGTCCTTAGAAACGTTGTTAAATCAACGTTTTATTTTTTCAAGTTGTAGAATGATTTCAAACCACGGTATTCTGTTAGTGCGATTTGAAATGCGTATATAATAGGAAGAAAACCCATTAAATAAGGATATATGCGTGTAGGGTATAGTCGGTAAAACTTACATAAAGTTACTAAAGTTTACACTTATTGCCCCTTATTTGCCCCCTTTTTATAAAAAAACTTGGCAGCCCACGCTACCAAGCGGCATGAAAAAAACAAAAACATTGAACGTGAAAGTCCGTCTATAGTGTACCTTTACTTAGATTAAATGTCTAACGTTATATACAAAATAAAAACCCCGACTAAAAAGCCAGGGACAGTTCGAGAATATTCATCGAAAGACGCCAAGTATTCCGAAATCTATGTTATCACTTATCGTAGAGAATGGCAAATATAAAAAAGAGCTATGAGATAACCTCGTAGCTCTTGCCTATGATGGATAGGCTTATTCATCAAAACCAAATATTATTATACCAAATAAAAAAAGCCCCAGCAAATGCCAGGGCTTCGACCACTACTGCCATGATATCCCTACTGCAGTGTGAGGGGAGGTGATATACTCCTTTTCGTTTTTTTAATTTTCGTGGTCTTGATTAATTATCCGTAGTAGTTAACGAGGTCGTCTTTATCCCAACATGAGAGCCAAACCGTACCAAATTGGCCAAACTCGAAATGTCGATAATAATAACCGCCGTAGTAGCCGCCGTCTTGCATGTCAGTGATGTTAGATTCATCACCGGCGAAACTAAAGAACATGCCTGCTTTGAAATCTTGATCAGCACCGTCTGGCAAGTCGTTACCGTCTGCATCTACCCAGTTGACCATAGAAACGGGAATACCGTTCTCTGTCCAGTCAAAACCAACGGGTGCTAAATAGTCACATTTGATTTGCCAAATGCCATTAACATATTTGACCTCATTGGCTTCATAGTATGCTTTTTCTTGTGGCACGACTGCCGTGTTAGCTTGATTGTTAGTCTGAGGTGCAGTGTCAGCGTATCGCCAAACCTCGATATAAGCTGGCTGATTCCATCCGTAGTAATCATTCCAAGGGTAAGTATTGATTGCTTGTCCAACTGCTCCTTGAGTTGAGAAATCGCAACTAATGAAGTATGTATCATCAATCATGACACCGACATGTCCACCAGCTCCACCAGAACTAGACATATCAGCACCCCATGACATCAAAACGATGTCGCCTGGCAGTGCATCCCATGATTCATTACGGCAAACACGATAGAAGCCATTATTTGAAAGTTGCTGACCAAGAGTTACCGTTGACGGGAGCCCTTGAATTGGGATGCCAGCTTCTTTCAAAACTTGCGACATGATGCCGGAACAGTCTCCAGAACCGTCTGAACCATTGCGAGAGCCGAACATTGAATACGTGATTAGCCCTCGTCGGCTGGTGAAACCAGTAACAATAGATTGTTGTACACTCATTTAAGTGCCTCCTTGTAATTATTTTTGAATACTCTGTTTAATTTCCGAGATAGTTCTCTCTAACTCTTCGACCTTCTGTTTTAAAGCGTCAATTTCGCTTGTGGGTAATTGAGACTTTGTTACAAGCGGGTCTTCCGCAAATTTATTTTGTTCTAAAACCTGTAGAAAAAAGTTATTGTAAGTTGGAAACAACCCATACGCTTGGCTGATAGACAATGATGACGATTGTTTATCTTTAATTTCTTTGATATCTGCTCCGACCGCTTGAGCAAATTCTGTGAACTTACTCATAGGCTCACGCTTTCGCTGCGTTGTATACGTTCACAAGGTCTTCTTGCTCTATGGTATCGAGACGGCCACCCAATTCGGTCATTTTCGAGATAATGCCGCTATCAGTATTGCCACCCGCTGCGCTGATTTTATCAGCGATTTCCTTGAGTGTATCAAGCTCTTCCGGTGCATTACCGATGATGTCAGCCTTAGCTTGCGTAATAGCTTGTGTCAAGCGTTCTTCGGTGATACCGCCTGCACCTTTATCCTCTTTACCTGCGAGGGTAGTTTTAATTTCCTTGATGTCAGCACCCACGGCTTGGGCGAAATCATGTAATTTACTCATTTATGTTTCCTTTCAAATTTTAGCTAGATTGTAGATGTTTACGAGGTCTTCCGTGGTTTCACTGCCACCGGCAATGTACCCAGAATCTCGTAATTCATCCGCTAGTAACTTTAGTTTAGGGTCTTTCTTTGATGGAATCGCACTACCGATGTTTAGTGAGCTCTTAACTTTCACCTTGAAATTGTTTGATGGGAAGATATGTCCATTCAGTTTAACTTCGAGGTAGTAAGTGCCGGGCTCTACGACGTCACCCATGACGAAGGTAAAATGCCCGTTCTCCACGGTTACATCTTGATAGAGTGCCACGGTTTCATCATTTGACAGCGTGAGCTTACCAGTACCGGATAACTCCATGCGTCTGCCATCAGCCCCTAAAATTTCAAAACCAAAGACGGAAGCAACATTCCCACTCTTGAGAATGTCACCCCCTTCAATCTGGTTGATAGAGGTCATGAGTCTAGACATAAGCTAGTCCTCACGAGGTTGATTATAGTTTAATGCACGTTCACTGTCTGCCACACCCTTAGTTGTTGGGTCTGTAACAATACCCAAGATTACCAAGATCACAACGAAAGTATTAACACCCTCTTGAATGTTGCTAGGGATATTAAGCCCGAATTGTTGCAACATAAGGAACACTGCTGAGATAAGAGCTACCAAAGTAGCCTTGTTTTGCAAACGTAGTTTAAAGTTAATCATTGTCATTATTCTCCTTTTCTTCTTTCAAGAAAAACTTTTCTTTGTCGATGTTTCTCTTAACGTATTTGTCAATATAAGGGATTTCAACCCCTAGTGCCGATAGACTAGCCAAAATGCTAGAGCCGTAAGCGGCAATCATGGCAAAGATAAATGTATCTAAGACACCTCCCAAGTTCATGAAGACCGCAAACGGATAGAAAATGGCTACGAACGTAAACATGGCTATGTGACCGACTAGCCCTTTTCTAAATTTCGAGCTCGAAAACTCATGGAAAGCCCAAGCCCTGGACACACCGATGGCAATGTCACTGAAAATGATAACCATTAGCAGAAACACCCATAAATGCTCGTCTATGCCGTGGTCGTAGAAATCTTTGACCACTTGAAAAATACCAAAGATTCCGTCTGGTTTGTGCATTTCACACTCCTTAACATTTTATTTAACCCCCATTTTTTAAAAACTATTTCAAAAGAATATTGTTGCCGTCAGTGGCATAACCGATGAAATCGTTAGAATTCACCGCCGCAAGACGACCATCAACCAATCCAATGCGTTGACCCATTGTTAACGAACTGATACCAGTATCGTCTTTAGCAACGTAACCAGCATACTTAATCACACCCATAGCGTTTGGCTCGATATCGTCGAGCGATACGCCGTAAAAACGCCAAGGTTCGTCAGTTCCCAATGGCTGTACTGAGTTACCAACCAATTCCACCGGCATACCGACTGTGATTCTAGTCTGGCTAGTGTTTTTAAGTGTTCGGACTTCATCCGCAAATTCGACACGTTCCTTGCGTCCTGTACTGTTAATGTTAATGTAAGGCACAATCGTATTACCACCACCAGACACGGCAAAATGGTTGCCATGACGTGAATTGCTTTGCTCCTCGAATAGCTTGACAGCCTTGTCGATATTACAGTTTTCAATGGTTACGATTGACTTCTTAGCTCCCGTGCCATAAGACCCAAAACGGATTGATTCTTCACCACTGCCAGTGATAAAGGTACATTTTGAAATCTTCACACGGTTAGATTCAACATTGAAGTTGTCATGCATTGAGAATGGCAATGTTGTTGATTTAAAGGTGCAGTTCTCAAAGTGGTAACTACCACCAGAACCCATACCCGCTGCGTATGCTTGCGTTGAGCTCCAAACACCGTTTTTGTTTCCTTG